TATAAGAAATTACACTATCCCAAGTGTTAATTCCATCTGTTATTGCTTTTTTTCTTGACGAAAATAATTTTTCTTTATGTTCATCGGTAAGTTTTGAACCATACATAGGATTTCCTTCACCAGAAAACATCTCACTTAATTTTTCTCTAACTTCTGGTCTTTTTGCTGGATTGTTTTCTCCAATCATTCTATCTTTTGCCAATTCTCTAAATTTATCATTCTTTAATACTACTTCATATATCCCTGCTCTTTCGGTTACAAAAAATCTTCCTTCAATATTTGTATTATAATATTCGTCAGTCATTAACACATTTCTTTTAAATTGTTCATAAGTTTCAAAATAAGACATAGATTTTTTGTGAGGACATAGATAAAGTATTTCTCTCAAGAAATTTTCTTTTCCAATTAAATTAATATCTTCCTTTAATCCATCACAAGAGCCATAATAATGTCTCCAATCACTTTCTTTCTTTTTTCTTCTTCCAGTTTTTCTATCTTTTTGACGAGTCCAAAAATGTTTCTTACCAACATACTTTTTATTATTCGTGAGATTAGTAATTAAATATACAAACCCTTCCATTTCTTTTGGGATTTCAATTAAATCTTCTTCGTTATATTTCCATTCCATAAAAATACTTTCTTCCGTTAAAATTATTTATAGAAAATACTTTTGGTCTTTTGTAACATAGAACAACATAAGGGGTATGTTGCTAAAATTTTGAACGTGTGATAGGATATAAACATACTTTCAAGATACTTTAGGAAGGATTACTTCAATGAAACTTCACGTCAAGAAAATGTGCAATGATGTGATTAATAATCATATTGACCGTATGCATTCTTTATGTGATGAAAAAAGAATTAAAGATGCCGAAAGTGTTTATAGTGAAATTCGTGATTGGGTAATTCAAAAAGAAAATCTTGAAGTATTATCTTTGGAATATATCAGTGGTTATTTTGTAGATTTTGAATAAAATCTAAATAATCTGATATAATGAAAAAATCCTTAAGGATTCCTATTATGAGTAGGTTTTAATATTATGAGTTTTTGATCGTGACAATTAGAGCCGTGGAAGGTGCCTCCCGAGAGGGTTGGTATACCCCCCTTCTATACGGATGTAGAGTTCAATTATTTTAAATGCAATCAATCTTTACAGTAGCCTTGCCCCTTTTGGCAACGGTTACAACCAGCACGGCATCACTGCCATTCGTCAAATACAAGATGCAAGGTCCTCCTCCACCATTGGAAGAACTAACCAAATTGAATCTTGTAGATGAAAAGAAGACAGCAATCCGAGAGGTTGCTCCCGAAAAACCAAAAGAGAAAAGGTTAATTTGTAAAGGGTGTTCAGAACATGAATCACTTGCCTTGGATTATTTCCAAGAACAAGGAATTAAAGACAGAAACGCCCTTGCTACTATCCTGGGCAATATTAAGCAGGAATCTATGTTCGTCCCTAATATTTGTGAAGGTGGTAGTAGGACTCAGTACCATCACTGCGGTCGTGGTTATGGTCTGATCCAATGGACATCTGCCGATCGTTATTATGGATTGGGTGATTTTGCTAAGAGATTTGGTGGAAATCCATCATCTTTTCAAACGCAACTTGGTTATCTAACGACTGAGGTTCAATGGAAACGAATTGCTGACAGGATGAAAACTCCTGGAAAATCTATCAATCGTTACATGGACTATGCGTATAGTTGGATTGGTTGGGGCATTCATGGTGCTCGCACATCTTATGCTCATGAATATGCTTCTAAACTGATCACGGTAGAAGTTTGATAAAATAGAATAAATGTGGGGAGTTCTGTAAATCTCCCCCTTAATAAAATTTTAATTGACTTAAGACCTAAAGTGTCCTAAGATACTTTTGTCTTAAGGTTTGCTTAAGACCTCCTAAATAACGAAGATTTACTTTGTTGTAAATCTTCACAATATCGTTTAGTATATAAAAACATTTTTATGAAAATCAAACAACTGATGCTTGCACCCGTTGCCCTTGGTATGATTGCTCCTGCTGCTGCGAATGCCGCAGATCTTAATATTGCAGCAGTCAATCAATACTCTTCTGAGCAGGCAACAAGCGTCACTCAATTCTCTGATGTTCAACCTTCCGATTGGGCATATCAGGCACTCAGCAACCTTGTAGAGCGTTATGGTTGCGTTGCTGGTTATCCTAACGGCACTTATGGTGGTGGTAAGGCAATGACCCGTTATGAGGCAGCAGCACTTCTGAATGCTTGCCTTGATCGTGTAACCGAAGTGACTGATGAACTCCAACGTCTTTCGAAAGAGTTTTCTGAAGAACTTCTAGTTATTCGTGGTCGTGTTGATAAACTCGAAGCACAAGTTGGACAACTTCAGGCAACTCAGTTCTCCACTACATCTAAATTGCGTGGTGAAGCAACCTTCGTTCTTGGTGGTGTAGAAGGCGCTCGTCTTGCTAATAATTCTAACGTTGGCAACACAGCATTCAACTATGATGTTCGTCTGAACTTTGATACTTCCTTCACGGGTAAGGATTTGCTGAAGACTCGTCTGCGTTCTGGTAATTTCTCCAGTCAACCCTTTGGTTCTTCCTCTTCTCTGTTCAAACTGGATAAGGCAGAAAGTTTTGCCAATGCTGTACAACTTGACCGTCTGTACTATCAGTTCCCTGCACTTGCTAAAGGTGTGACTCTGACTGCTGGTGCTCTGGTTCGTAACACTGAGATGTCTTGGATTCCTACTGCTTATAAGTCTGACATTCTGGACTTCTTTGCTGTTGCTGGTGCTCCCGGTGTCTACAACAAGGCAACTGGTTCTGGTTTCGGTGCTCAGTGGGCACAACCTACCAAGAAAGGTAAGGGTGGTTTCGTTGCTGGTGTAAACTATGTTGCCCAGAACGGTTCTGATTCTAGCAAAGGTGAATTTGATGAATCTGGTGCTCTGAATACTCTGGCACAGTTTGGTTATCGTGCTCCTCAGTACGGCATTGCATTTGGTTATCGTTATGGTACTGAAGGTACTCGTGTTCGTACCTTCAACGGTGTTGCTGGTAATGCTGGCACTCTTGCTGCTAATCAAACCTCTAATGGTTATGCATTGAATGCTTATTGGCAACCTAAGAAGGCAGGCATTGTTCCTTCAATCTCTGGTGCCTATGGTTGGAACACTGTAGAAGGTCCTGCTACTCCCCGTGCTGCTACTAAGTCTCAGACTTGGTTTGCTGGTGTCCAGTGGGCAGATGTGTTTGCTAAGGGTAATGCTGCTGGTTTTGCCATCGGTGCTCCTGGCAACGCTGCTTCCCTTAAAAAGGATTCCCTGATGTGGGAAACCTTCTATCGCTATCGTGTGAGTGATAATATCAGCATCACTCCTGCAATCTTCTATGTCTCTAATAATCAGGGATTCAAGAATGCTTCCTCTAACTATGGTGGTGTAATTCAGACCCAGTTTAGGTTCTGATATTTTTTATATCTCAATCCCCCCTATGGGGGATTTTTTTTATGGATAAAAAATTTTTCTTTCTTATAAATACTTCAAAAAAGAAGTATAATGGAAAAATTGTTTAAACTTTTAAGTGATGCTCAGGCATCACTTTTTTTGCTATTTCAAAAAACATGGGTTTATCATTGGCATATTGTTGGACCTGATTTTAAACAAATTCATGATTTGTTCGGTGAGCAATATTTACAAATTCAAGAAGAAGTTGATCGTATCTCAGAACATATGAGATTTTTGAATATTAAACCAATTAGTTCTTTGTCTAGAGTTTTAGAAGTTTCTGGTGTTGGAGAAGCAAAAACTAATATTTCTGAAATGGAAATGATTAAAGATTTGCTTGAAGGTCATAAAAAGATTATAGATATGTTAGGTGAAGTTGCTGAAGAAGCAGAAAATCAAAAATCAAGAGGAACTGTCAATATTGTTGATGATCTGAACGAAGCACATGGAAAGTTTGTTTGGATGTTGAGATCTTTTCTTGAATAAAAAAAAATAATGTTATAATATGAAAACTTGACAAATTAAAGGAATATACTAAAATGTTAAAGATTAGATGTAAAATGTGCAATGTAGAATTATTATCACATCCAACACAAACCAAATGTTGTGGATGTGATAATATGACAACCACAAAAGGCGAAACTATTACTGCTATAGATTTGACAAAGGTTGAATTGATATCAAATTCAAATCAAAAAAATAATTCTTCTTCTATTTTTTCTAGAGAAGATCTTGCTTATCAAGAGTCAAGAAGAAATCGGAAAATTAGAAAAATGGAATTTGAAATAAAATAAGTAATTAATTTTATTTGTAAGTAGCAAATAGGTTTCAATTTCCAGTTAAAGAATTGGTGGCGAGACCAAAAGATCTATAGGAGAGTTGCATAAACTCTCTTTTTTTTGTATAATGATACAAAAGACTTTATCATATGAAAGTTGCTTTAATTACTGGTATTACGGGACAAGATGGATCTTATCTTGCAGAACTTCTTTTGGAAAAAGGATATCAGGTTCATGGTATTATTAGGAGATCTTCTTTAATTAATACCCATAGAATTGATCATATTTACAATAGATTGCATCTCCACTATGGAGATCTCACTGATAGTACTAATCTTGTTAGAGTTATTCAATTAGTTCAACCGGATGAAATTTATAATCTTGGTGCTCAGAGTCATGTCAAAGTATCCTTTGAGATGCCTGAATACACTGCTGATGTGGATGCTATAGGAACTCTTAGGGTTCTTGAATCAGTGCGTCTCCTGGGCATGGAAGACCGTGTACGCATCTACCAGGCATCTACAAGTGAACTCTACGGATTAGTTCAGGAGACCCCACAGAAGGAGAATACACCCTTCTATCCACGATCTCCTTATGGTGTGGCAAAACTCTATGGATATTGGATTACGAAGAACTATCGTGAGGCATATGGAATGTATGCCTGCACTGGTATTCTCTTCAATCACGAATCTCCTCGTCGTGGTGAGACTTTTGTAACTCGTAAGATTACGCAGGCACTCTCTAAGATTTCTGTTGGACTTCAAGATTGTTTGTATCTGGGCAACTTGAATGCTAAACGGGATTGGGGACATGCTCAGGACTTTGTAGAAGCAATGTGGTTGATGCTTCAACAGGATGAACCCGATGATTATGTGATTGCTACTGGAGAACAGTATTCTGTTCGTGAATTTGTAAATGAAGCAGCACCTTATTTTGGTATGAATATTGTATGGTTTGGTGAAGGTTTGGATGAAGTTGGAATTGATTCTAATACTAATAGAGCAGTGATTAGAGTTGATCCTAAATATTTTAGACCTGCTGAAGTAGAGACTTTATTAGGTGATGCCTCTAAGGCAAAGGAAAAACTAGGTTGGGAACCTAAGATTTCATTTAAACAATTAGTTGAAGATATGTGCATTTATGGACAGTGATTTTGGTATGAATAAATTGAATAATTTTCCTAAGATTTATTGTGCTAGTTTAATTGAGTGCAAAGACAGAAGAAAAAATATTCAAGATGAATTTTTAAATTATAATATTCAAGAAATTAATTTTCTTTTGTCTGAAAGACAAGTTGAAAATGACCCTAGTGTGATTGGAAAATACAAGTTTGTAATGGATTTGGGGACAATTGGTGCCACGGTTTCGCATTTAAAAATGATAAAAAAGTGGTACGATGAAACTGATGATCCATATGCGTTCTTTTGTGAAGATGACCTGAGTTTAGAAACGGTTCAATATTGGAATTTTACTTGGAGTGAGTTTATACACAATCTTCCTGAAAATTGGGATTGTATTCAATTGATGTGTATTGGGAAAAATTTAAACTCAATTAAATTGAGAAGAAGATATTGGGATGATTGGTCTGTTGGTGCGTATCTTGTTTCTAGAGAGTATGCTAAAATAATTATAGATAGTTTTACATCTGATGAAAAATTTTCATTAGAATATCCAGAAGAATATTATTGGGCACCATTGGCAGAAAACTTAATTTATTATTCACCAAGATCTGTTGTAGATCAAAAAATTTTATATAATGTTTATACCTTTCCTCTTTTTGTCGAATCAATTGAGTTTGTTTCAACTTTTTACGGAATATCATTAGAGGAAAAATACAAAGAGGATCATTTGCAATCTTATATTGATGTTTTAGAGTGGTGGAAAAATACAGGAAAAACATTGACCTTGGAAAAAATATTAGACAGATGAAATTTTTAACATTTTTAAATAGTGGATGTACAGACATCTGTAAGAATATGTTAATTTCTGCAGAAAATGTGGGAATTGATATGGATAATTTTTACATTGCTTGTTTGGATGTAAATGCATATGAAAACTTAAAGCACTATAAAAATACTTTTCTCCACATAGATCAACCAATCACAGAATATCAGGATTGGACATTTGATAGTCAAAGTGGTTTTAGGAATATTGTTAAAAATAAATGGTCTATTATTAAAAAAATTTATCAAGAAAATAAAAATCTATGTTGGGTAGATACTGATATTGTATTTGTTAAAAATCCAATTGAATTGATCGAAGGAAATGAAGAAATTTTATTTCAATCAGATAGTCCAGGTTCCACTCTTTGTTCTGGGTTTATGGTTTTTAATGACACTAAAGAGTGTGAATCTTTGGTGAATGAGTGTGGTTCAAATGAGATTGAAGACGACCAACTGATTGTAAATGAGATTGCTTTGAAAAAATATAGAGATTATATTGCAATATTGAGTCCAGACTTGTTTCCCAATGGACATGTGTACTATAATGAAGGAAAGAAAGAAAATGCTGTAATAGTCCACAATAATTGGATGGTGGGTGTAGAAGAAAAAACTAAAAGATTTAAAGAGGAAAAACTATGGTACTTATAAAAAATGATGCATTAAGACCTGTATCTATCTCACCAACATATCCTCCATATCATACTGGAGAGTATCTTGAAGAATATTTCTTTAAGAGGTGGAACGAAGAAAATATTGAAACTGATAGGCAATACATTGATGTCTTCTGGACGAATAATTTTTGCAATTCAATGTTTGCAGGACAACAGTATGAAAATGTCCAAGATCAATTGAATTCTGTTCTTTCATCTGATGGAAAATATTTTACAGTATCTCAATTTGATGATGGTCCTTTTGAGAAATTTCCAGAAGATACATTAATTTTTTCTGCTGGTGGTAATCGTGAAGGTGATAATATCATTCCAATTCCTTTGATTTGTAGTTCTATTCCAAAAGAATTAATTCCACAAAAAGAGAAAACAATTTTTGCTTCTTTTGTTGGTTCTAGAAATACTCATCCAATTCGTATGGATATGTGTAATCATTTATCTGGAAAGGAAGGTTATGAAATTTCTGCCGGAAACTGGTCTACGACAGTCCCTATGGACAACTTTGAGAGATTTCTGGACATAACCTGCGCTAGTAAATTTGGACTTGCTCCAAGAGGTTATGGGAAGAGTAGTTTTAGAATGTATGAAATTCTTCAATTGGGAACTGTTCCGGTTTATATTTCAGATGTTCATTACCTTCCTTGGATGGATGAATTAGATTGGAATGATTTTTGTGTTCCTGTAAATGAAGATGAGATTGAAGATATTGATACTATACTAAAATCAATTTCTGATGTAGAATATAATAGACTTCTTGAGAATGGAAGAAAAGTGTATGAAGAGTATTTTACTCTTGAGGGCATGTTTAAAAATATTGTAAAGAGGATTTGAAATGAAAATTGCGATTCTTTCTGATTATTCTATTAAAGAATATTTGGAATATGGACAAGAGAAATTTTGGAGTACACCTAGAGGCATTTATGATGCATTTAAAACTGATTCAAGAGTTGATGAAGTTAGGTGGTATCCAAACCCTAGTTCAGACCCATCTTTTGGATTTAATGAATTGAAAAAATATTATGATTCAAATGAATTTATTCCTGATATTATTTTTTGGATGTCATGTGGATTTTTTCCTACACTTGATGAATTATTTGATAAAAAAAATTTTCCAAAAAGTAAGTTAGTTGTTGATTGTGGTGATGAACCACAAACTATGCATTACAATCAAAAAAGAACTAAAAATGCGGATCTTACACTAACACCAGATGTTGAATGCTTTTTGCAGTATAAGTCTTTGGGATATAATGTAATATTTACTTCACATTGGACTGATTTGAATATTTTTTATCCATCTTTTACTTCATATGAACCATTTGATGTTGTTACATCAATGTATGGA